TACGAAGGTCAATATATGAAGGCCAATCCATACGGGGTACAAGGTGGCTATCCTCGTATTGATATATTTAGTCAGTCATGGGAAGAGATCGTTAATCGTCTGCGAAACTGCGATCTACTTATCACTGGTCGACATCATGAAATGTATGCCGCCTGCGTAGCAGAGTGTAGATTCCTTGTAACTCCTGGCAATACCTGGAAGAACGAGGGTCTGCTAAAAACAGCTGGGGTGGATATACCGTTCGACGTAGATGGAGCCCGTTCAGGCAAATACGACGATCAATATAACCGTTTGTGGGATTATTTAAGGCCATTTAGAACTAAATAATCTAAAAAAAATTCATTTTTTTAGCCAATAAAATCAATAGGTTACGGAGGATCACCTCTAAGCCATTGATTTTATTGGCTTTTTTTTATGAAAAAAAATGAAAAAATATGCATTTTTCTATTTACATCCACTAAAACATAGTGTATAATGGTACTATCAAATGGAAGGAAACTATGTTATGATTAAGATTTACCAAATTCAGCTAACAGACGAACAGATTGATCTCATCAATACTTGGGGCCACAATTCTGTTCCTGCTCAGAAAGCTAAGCTCGATGCTTCTATCCTTGGCAAGTTCAAGGCTGAGAACTTCAAGTTTTACACTGAGGCATATCATGTCTACAGCGACGATCTTGAGGAAGCCTTCGAGGCAACCAACCTTTGGAACAAGCAAGAGATCGTGGACGTAATCGGAGATCGTGGTTACAGTTCATCAACTGGCGATATCTTTGAGAAGAACGGTGAGTTCTTCCTTTGCGCCAACTTCGGATTCAATCAAGTGGAGGTAGCATAATGACTAAGTTTGTTGTAACTACTCAGGGTTTAGAGAACTATGGCGCTCATTGCGAGGACGGCAAGTTCTCTAGTAATAATCATTACTGGAAGTTCAAGTCTGGCACAGACTATATCGTGTCTGGTTTGGACCGCCATCAAGACGCTATGGCGTTTGTGGCTGCCATTGGCATCGAGAACGGTGTCGGTTGGAAAGAGTTTCCATGTGAAGTCCAGACTATGGACGAGTGGGAAGCTCAGTGGGACATGAATGACGAGTTCGATGTCGAGCATCGTGAGTTCAAGTTGTCCATTATGAAGCAGGTCAATCCTGCTGATTATATCAAACAAAAGGAGGCAGCGTAATGCTTAAGAATATTGGATACGGTGTAATCTTTGTTGGACTTCTTGGCCTAGGTGTATATGCTGGGAATGAAGCGCTAAAGATGCCAGACGTGCACTTTAGTTACTCAACTGGCAATTGTGTCAAGGTCGTTAACTATACTGACGAGGAGTTCTCTTGTGAGAACTACCCAGTCAAGTACAACCACGTATGGGTAGAATAATGAAGTTAGCTTATTGTGATTATATCGCCAACAAAATTCAAGAATCTTTGAGAGAAGATTCCTATAAAGAGCAGTCATTAATTCATTATGTAGACAAAATTAATTGGGATCTACATCCTGAAGAAGGATATTTCGTGTCAACTAAGAAGACTATTGAGGTAACAGACGTAAATGGTAAAAAGTACATGGTTACCGTAGAGGAGATTTAATGTTTTTAGAGTATTGGATGATTGCGGTTCTTGGGGCGTTTTTTATAGTAGGCATGATTGATATGTCTCGAAAAGGATTTCGCGAAGGAGTCGAGGCTGGTGCAGAAGGTGCTCTGGCCATGTTAGAGCGTGAAGGGTACATAGATATTACTGACGATGGTGAAATTTGTGCTAAAAAATGTGAAAAAAATGCATTTTAGCTATTTACATCTATGTGGAACTATGGTATAATAGTACTATCAAATGGAAGGAGAATACATTATGTTTCAACAAGTCAATACTAAAGCTCGTAGTTCAAAGGACTATCTTGGGTCAATCTACACCGAGGATGCAGCCGGCATGCTGCAACTTCAGGATCTTCGTCGAATGATTAAGAACCTGAATACCGATCTTCGTAACTTCAAAGCCAAGGATAAAAAAGGTTATCCTATTCAATTCCGCGTTGAGATTCGTGGTCGTGAGGCAATCAAAAAAGGTTCTTGCAGCCACTGGTTACTTGGTAAAGCCGATAACCGCTCATACGATTTTGGCGGAAACGTTATCGGTGGTATCGCTAACGCTAAACGTCTTGATGTTTATCTTTATAGGAGATAATCATGGGAAGAGTTAAAGATTACTTCTGGGATGAAATCGAGGCTGAAAGAGAGAACGAATATCTTGAGCCAGATTTCGAATCATATTATGAAAATTTGGAGAAGCAAAATGCTACTACAGATCAAGGGCGGAACCAAGAAACAACGGATGATGTCGGAGTCAGCCATAGTCCACGTGGCGGAGAAGTTCATGCCACGGATTCGGACTCTGGATGTAACACTTCGGATACGTAAATTTAATAAGTCTGGAGAAGACGATGTCGTAGGTTGGTGTACATGGGAGGATACGAATATTCGTCCTCGTGAGTTTTTGATCGAAGTAAGCTCTGAGCTATCCACGATCGAATTCATTAAGACCGTTATACATGAGATGATCCATGTAAAGCAGTACGCCACAGGACAGATGAAGGAGCGCTTCAAGCAAGGTCGTAAGACATACTGGAAAGACAAGGACTATACTGACAGCAGTTACTCCAAGTCTCCTTGGGAACGTGAAGCGTACCGCAAACAAGAGACGGTTTTCAAATCGTTTATGCAGGAGTGGTTAGAGATCAATTAATAAGATTCTGTTGAAGGAACGAGTTCCATTTGATCAACTTAAGGGCGGCGGGGTGTATACTTTGTCGCCTTTCTTTTTTTATAAATAGTAGTGTAACTTCGGAGGTAATATGGCATACGACTTTTTTCCAAAGAGCGAACGTGAGTTAGCTAATAAGATCAAAGGGTTTCCTGCTGACAATCAGGCGGAGATCGTTAGGCTATTTAACTTCTTAAAGACAAAGTTTCGAGGACTTGATACACCGATCAATCTCGATATGAAAAAGCCATCAAACGTCAATGTAAGTAGACAACTTGATGGTGATATTCGTATCGCGGACGTAAGCAGCGGAGCTCAGCTTAAGAAGGTTAAACTTAAATTTGGTAATGGCTCATCTGGAAACCGTGGAGCAAAGAACAGGGGTAACCTGTTTGAGGAACAGTTCGCGACTGGTCTTTTGGACTGGTGGGCAGGACGACCCGTTGACGGTAAAATGCTTAAAGCCATTGAGGATCTCGATAAGACCTATAACCTAAGCGACTCAAAGACCTTTGTTGTGAAAGTGGTTGGCGGTGAGAATACTAAACGACCATTACAGTTTGACTCTGGTATCTACCTTGCCAATCCAAAAGGTCAAGGTAACGATGTAGGACAATCGGTAACTGACATTACGCTTGAGACTGATAAGGGCCCAATCTTTCTCAGCTTGAAACTCGGTGGTACGACTACGTTCTTTAACGTTGGCGTTCGTACTATCCTAACTCCACAAGAAATTCAAAAAGGTCAAATCACTAACGAAAAAGGTCTGCAGTTGCTAAACCTATTTGGTATTGACCAAGAAAAGTTCTGTAAGATATTCACTGGTGATCTACCAGGAGGCGACATAGTTAAGAACGCGCCATACAATAAACCAGCAATGACTAAGCTGATGGAGTCAGGTATTGGATTTAACTATCATATCATTCATAAGTTTCCTGCTCGTATCCTAAGTAAGAAGATGGATAAAGCTGCTATGCAACGAGCAGCTAAGACTGGTGATCTTACGATCTTCTATGGTGGTAAAGGCGGCAACGGTAAACGGATCGACATGGAGTTCGCATCCGCAACATACTCATTTAAGCTTAACATCAGAGACACACAAGGTAAGGATGGATTCCCTACTCGTATGATGTGTGACTTTAAGTACGTATAGGAACAGACATGCAAACATTCAAAACATATATCGTTGAGGCGGCTAAGAACCTCCATATGACTCACCTTGAGGATCAAGTAATCTACGGTGGAGTGGATGGAGCAAGACAAGCTATCCTTGCACTGCGTTCCCTCCGAGATATGTTAGCCGGTGAAGCAAAACGTCCAGTTGATGTAACCGTCAAATGGGACGGAGCACCAGCCATCTTTGCCGGTGTTGATCCACGAGACGGCAAGTTCTTCGTGGCTAAGAAAGGTGTGTTCAATAAAAACCCTAAGGTCTATAAGACTGATGCTGATATTGATGCCGATACGTCTGGTGATCTATCAAACAAGTTAAAGACTTGTCTTAAGTATATGCCTTCTCTTGGTATCAAGGGTGTCGTTCAGGGCGACTTGATGTTTACATCTGACGATATTGATACCGATACTATTGACGGTAAGAAGTACTACACGTTCCAACCAAACACTATTGTGTATGCCGTACCAACCGACTCGGACGGTGGCAAAGAAATCAAAAACGCTAAGATGGGTATCGTATTTCATACACGATACACAGGATCCGATTTTGAGTCAATGAAGGCATCGTTTGATGTTAAGGCTTCCGAGTTCAAAGCATCACGAGATGTTTGGTTCCAAGATGCAACTCTTAGGGATCTATCAGGTACTGCTACACTAACTAAGAAGGATACTGATGAGGTAACCAAGGCGCTTTCCGAAGCGGGTAAGATATTCCGTAAGATCGCTGGATCGACTCTTCGTGAGATCGAAGGAAACGCTACCTTGGCTCAAACTATTGAGACTTACAACAATACGTTCGTTCGTAAACAAGAAGTCATCAAGGATACTAGAAAACACGTTGACGGATTGATCAAATATATATCTGATAAGTACCAAAAAGAAATCGATACTAAAAAGTCAGATAAGGGTAAGGCAGCGTGGGAAGCTAAAAAGGCTGATATTCTTAAGTTCTTTTCTAGCTCAAACAAAGCCAATCTAAAACTACTCTTTGATTTACAAAAAGCAATCGTTTCTGCGAAACTGATTATTATAAATAAACTAAACAGGTTACAAAAGATCTCAACATTCGTTCGTACTCCAAACGGATTTAAGACAACAGGTGTTGAAGGATATGTTGCGATCGATAAACTAAGTGGTGGCGCAGTTAAGTTGGTGGACCGTATGGAGTTCTCCTACAATAACTTTAGCCCTGATATTATTAAAGGCTGGGACAAACCGTCTCGATCCTAATGGGAATTTGGAAAAATGAAAGACTTTAAGCAAGTTCAAAGAGAACTTACGGATCTCAACGCAGATGGACATCAAGACTCGACGGACGAGGCCTTGACCGCTCAGCAACGAATGAAGCTGAAGCAATCCATCCGTCGTAATAAGGCTAAGATCCGACTTGGACGAGAAAAAGCAAAGCGTAAGACTGCCTCTCCAGAAGTACTACAGAAGCGAGCAAACAAACAGGCTCGTAACGCTATCCTTAAAAAGATTCTAAAGAACAAGGATAAAGGCGACCTTAGTTATTCCCAAAGATCATCCATCGAAAAGCAGCTCGATAAAAAGAAGTCTGCTATCAAGCGTATCGCTAAACAACTCCTTCCAAAAATTCGTAAAGCCGACCGCGCTAAATTGAGCGGTGGAGAGAAGGAGGATTAATGTCTTTTAAGAGTTTTGCTGAATACGTTACCGAAGAGACGAAAGAAATCGTCGTAGCTTGGGGTCGATATAATCCCCCAACGATTGGTCATGAGAAACTTATGACGGTCGTAAAGAAGGTTGCGGGTAGCGGTCAGTACAGAATATACGCATCTCAATCGCAGGATCCTAAAGAGAATCCAATCGATTATAAAACCAAAGTCAAGTATATGCGTAAGATGTTTCCAAAACATGCACGCAGCATTATGCTTGAGCCAAAGATTCGTACTATGTTTGATCTGATGACCAAACTGTATGACGAAGGATTCAATAAAGTAACTCTGGTTGCTGGTTCCGATAGGGTTCCAGAATATGATGTTACACTAAACAAATATAACGGTGTAAAAGGCCGCCACGGTTTCTATAACTTTGAGGGTGGAGTCAACATTGTGTCAGCAGGACAACGCGATCCTGATGCAAAAGGCGCAGCAGGTATGTCTGCATCTAAGCTAAGAGCTGCCGCCGAAAATAACGATTTCAAAACGTTCAGTAAGGGTATGCCTGCTGGGTTCAAGGAAACCCAACAGCTATTCAATGATGTTCGTAAAGGTATGGGTCTTAAGGAATCATATGACTTTAGATCACACCTACAGTTACAGTCAGTATCGGAGGAAAGGGAAGCCTACGTTGCTGGAGATCTATACAAGGAAGGTGATCTTATTGTCGTAAAGGAAGACGACGAGGTAGGCGAGATCATAATGCTTGGATCTAACTACGTATTGGTCGAAATGGCTAGTGGTAAAAAAGTACGTAAATGGTTGACCGACATTGAGTTGGTTGAGAAACTAAAGCCACAAGATCCAGACGCCGATGAAGTTCCTGGGTCACAACCCAAAGGATACTACAAGGGTGTTGATAAGGATAAAAAAATCGCACGGGCAAAGCACTTCCAACGATATGCTAAGAGTGACGATGATAACCCTGCTTCTTATAAGCCTGCTCCAGGAGATGCCGAGGCCGAGACCAAGCCATCCAAATTTACTAAAAAGTTCAAAAGAATGTATGGTGAGCAGGACGCAATTGACAAGGCCAAGGAACGTATTGATAGAGAAAAAGAAGTTGATAAAATTAAGCATGACCGTATGATGGATCGTGCAAGGCTCAAAGATACCAAGGCAAAGAATCAAGAGGAAGACGTTAAGTCGTTTAGTTCATTTGCTGGTATCATAACCGAGGATACTACTGCAGCACTTAAGAAGAAAGCTGATAAGTCAGGTATGTCTTTGGATATCTTAAGAAAGGTTTATAACCGAGGCGTAGCCGCTTGGAGAACTGGGCATCGTCCTGGTACTACTCCTGCGCAATGGGGTATGGCTCGCGTCAATTCATTCGTAACTAAATCGTCAGGAACATGGGGCAAGGCTGATTCCGA